GGATATAGTTTAGCAAGATAGAACTTCTTTTTGTTTTCTTCTACAAATGCTTCACCGATCATAGTCAGACTCTCGGCATCTGCTTTAGGATAGATTTTGCTATAATAGTCTTTAACGTCTTTTAACTTTGCAGGCTCACGTAGTTCAGCAATGCTAGATTTCAAGTGAGGGATCCATTGATGGAACTGCTTGCCTCTACCGGGACTGGCAGCACACAACATCAACCACTGTAGCTTAGGATGCTTCATCACGTTCTCATTAAAGTAATGAATGTTTGCACACTCATTGACACCTAATGTGTAGGCAGCTTGAGTTAATGATTGACCTTTGATTGCACTCATCCAGTGAATCATCATGTAAGCAACGAACTTCTTCTGTTGCTCGTCTGTTAGCCGGTCGTAGTATTCATAGTCTTTGCGATCCAATGCATCGAGTGCCTCGAACAATACAAAGTCTTGATTTTGAAACTTCTCGTCTGCCGGAGTTGCAGCCTTTGTTGTCTTCTTAGTTGCCATTAGAATGCCTGATTGTAGTCAATGATTTCACAGTTACGACTAATCTCTTTAACGAAATAAACACATCTTGGTTTGGGCGTATCATCAATCGGTACGCACAAGAACTGACCATTCTTTAATCGAGGAGCATACCAAGTTACATCATGATAAATGTCTAGTATCTCAATGTCTTGAAAGCTAGGTCTGAATGCTGACAATGGGTTGAACTCAAATGCTTTGAATCCTCGGTCGTTGATACTTGTTAACGGTAGTGTTTCCAAGTCTCCCATTTCAGGTTCACCGATAAGTATCTGCCAGTCAACTGGCATCTTAACTGTTCTGTCACCGATTCGTAACACAAGAGCGGGTGAATTAAAGCTCTCCAAGAAGATTAAAGGGATATAGTGATAGTCTACGTTTTGTGTATTGCTGTTGTCCAGAATTGCAAAGCGCAAGTCATCTACTTCTTCGGGTAGTGTCTCTAAGTTGTAGTATTCGTTGTCTAAGGTTAGTATTCTCATAATGTATTATATCACTTATATTTTAGTTTTTCAACATCAAACGGATAGTTCGCATCCTTATAGAATGCTTTCCGTTGTGTCAAATGTCGTTTGGCAAACTTGCATGAGCTAGTCACATCATAGATTTGCACAAAGTCTTTATCTTCTGCCTTACGAATGCCACGACCAATAGATTGGATGACACGAACAAAGCTCTTACCGGGTTCGATTAGGATCACGTTAAAGATTCGAGGAATGTTAATACCAACTGCGGCTACACCATAAGTCGCAATGATAATCTTGTTAGTAGCAGTAGCTACTTCATCGTATTGTTCAGTACGGTCAGTTGCCTTAGTACCACCCGAAACGAATGCAACGCTGGGGGCATCCTTGAGTGGACTAAAGATATCGCTTAGTTTGTTCTGTAGAATCTTGCCCGCTTCTATTCGGTCAACGAGGATCAATGTATTACCTGACTCCTTGACAGTATTGATTAGATTAGCAATCGCATCCATTCGTTCATTGTTCTCAACTAGGTACTTGAGTTCTGATTGGTAGTTACCAAACTCTACGTTGTCTTGCAATTGAACAATCTTAACGTGACACTGTGAAAGCACACCCATTTCTTGTAGAGTAGATGCAGCCAATCGATTGATAACAGGGCCAATACTAACAGTCAATGACATTGATTCAAACAATGCTTTAGGAATAGTACCAGTCAATCCCCAACGCAATGGAATCTGACTCATTACACCTGTCAATAATGTCTTCAACACATCAGCTTTAGCTTGGTGAACTTCGTCAACAATAACACAGCACACACCTGCAATAAAGTCTTCGAACGGAACCTCAGCTTCACCTGCCTTAGTATTCTTTAACATGTTACCTAGTGATTGCCATGTGCAAATGGTATGCATCTTATCATACTCTTTACGACCACCGTAGTATACACCCACATCAAGACCTAAGTTGATGTAGTCTTTTTCTGTTTGAGTGACAAGACTGGTGTTAGGTACAATAACAATTGAACGACCGTACTGCTCAACACTGTAACTCAATGCCGCAGTGATAAGAGTCTTACCTGCACCTGTAGCAATCTCTTGCAGTGCTTGCGGATTAGCAAGATAGTTATTGATGATTTCAATTTGATAGTCACGCAATACAACAGGTTGTCCTGCTGCCGGATGACCTTTAGGCCATAGTTTGTGCTTGAACGTTTCTTCGGTTACTTGGTCAAACGTGAAGTTAGTCTGATAGTCTCTAGTATCTTCTAGTTCAATATCATATCCTGCACGATCTAGTACGGGAAGAATCTCAGGTAACAAGTTAATGAACGTGCTACCACCTAAGCTGAAATAGCTTGTCTTGCCGTTCCATCGACCTAGTCGGACACTTGGCAAATATCGTGCGCCCGGTACATCGAATTCAAATTTCTTCATCAGAGCCTTACGCTCTGGTAGATCAAGTCCCTCAAGTTTTACGTTGACTTCATCCCTGATAATCAGTTTACATTGTTTCATTTTTTCCTAAATAAGTCGATCGGTGTGCTGTCAACTAGATGTACTTGTTTGCCGGCAGCGTGTTCTAAGTATGAATTTCTTCTCATAGATCGTATTGAACCTAAGTTGAGAACTATGGGATATTCATACATGTCAAAGTTTACTGTTGATATATCAGTAGCTCTGGTTAGTCGTTGTACATTGATTCCAATAGAAGTCAATGTATCTATGATTTTAGCTAGTGTAGAGTTGTGTAATGAATTACCTGTGTCAGTCACTATCACACTATCTGGTTTCAAATCAGATATGTATTGTACTACCTTACTCGGAGATGCTATATCTATTTTGGGGTCAAACTGCAACGAGAATAAAATTTGATCCATTGCTTCGGATGTTCCTCCCATTGCATCATGTATCTGATTAACTAAATTAGAATCAACTCGTATGCCATACTTGGTTAGTCGAGCCATTGAAGCTAATGTATCAGATAGGGTTACATCTGCAATTGCTTCATTGAGAGAACTATTTATAGCCGCGACATATAGCCTACCGTTTTTCTTAATTAGTGTAGGATCCCAACATGCCTCTGAGGAGTATAACTTTGCTTCATTCAGTATTTTAGTAATCTCAGGGCAGTAGTTAATCTTGTCATAATGTTCCTCTAATAGAGAAACAATTTGATGCAATGTGTATAAGCCTGCGGGTATACTCCAAAACTTTTCATCAACGTGCCATATAGTATATGACAGGTCTCGCATCGCACGAACAAACGCTGATTTATAAGGACTCTTTAGAATGAGGGTAGTATCATCTAGTGTAAGGTATGCATCAGTGAATTCTGGCTTACTATCAACTGGAGTCAATGACCAGGGTAATGATATCAAATCGCCTACGCTTAATTCTTTCTTAGCTAATTGTCTGGCGTACCGTTCAACAATCTTATTGAGTAATGCTGCCTGATTTGTGGTAACCGGTTTCTTTGGGCTGATATTTAAGTTGAGCGTGTTTGTTAGGAACCTTCTATCATATGTTCCTAAGTTAATTTGCATCAATAGATAATGGACTAGTTGTTCTTTTGTAGTCGGTTTAATGTTGCTCATTTTACTAGTATAATGTATTCATAGCAAAAAAGCAAACTTACAGGCAAAAAAAGGGGACCGAAGTCCCCTAAAATGGTGTATGCGATTAATATTGTGTGCGACTGAAATCACCTTCAAGTGGGTCGCTCATAGCAAAGTCACTTGGAATGTCTGCTTCGGTGACACTTTGAGTCAGACCCTTGCCCCCAAGTTGTCGCCAAACATACATACGTTCTTGATTCTCTGCTTGAATCCATTCATCCTTACGCTTGGCTTCGTACATTGCAGGGAAGTCTGCGGCCCAAAGTTTAACTTCGTAGCTGTAACTGATGTACTTATCACCGTCTTTGTCATGTGTACCACCGCCTCCACCGCCACCAGTACAGATAGTAGTGCGATCAAAGTAACTACTACCCCAACCATCATGCATGTAGGGATTTTTCTTATGCTTGCTCATTGGTGGTTTAACATGAATGTTAATACGACCACTCCAACCGGGGTAACCAGTGGGCTTGCCCTTGTTGTAGTCGGCACGTGTATCAAAGTTTTGAACACCTTTGCGTGGGCATGAGTGACTGTTGCTCATACCTTCACTCCAGCGCAAGTCACTAATAGTCACCGCATGGTACTCATGAAAAGGAGCAGCCTCGCCTTTGCGATCCCAACGATAGAAATCATGCTGTGCCCCGTTAGCCCAGAACCAACGCCAGTTGTCTTTGATAAACTGATTCAGTTCAGCAAGACTTTTGACTTGTCCCATCTTTTCTAGGAACTGTTCACGCAGGGCTTCCATCTGCTGAACCTTCTTTTCAGCACGCCGGGCAATAGCCAGTTTACGCAAGTGAGCTTGGTACTTACCTTTGTCTTCAAAGATTTTACCGTCTGCGTCACTTTTGTATGCTTGAATAATAC